TCGCACCCAAGAAGAATATTTCACGCCGCCAGAAGCGTCAGAAACTGTGACTTGTCTTGCTTGCATTTCAACAATCCCATTTTCTGAGCGACTTATTGATCCGGCTGTTGGGGTCGGCAGCCGCCGCAGACCCAGTCATTTTGCGTTTCTGACCGGTCATTCTAGCACAAAAGCTACGTCGGCGTGAAGCAGCAGCGTCGCTCTTGGCCGCCTGATCTTTAGACACCGGAGGCTTAAGGTTCATGCCTTCGCGTTTGGCGGAGGCTCTTCCTTTGGCGTTTAACCCGCCCTCGGGATTTTGGCCTTCTTTTCTGGTCCAAGCCGGGGATTTAGCCATCTCCGTCCTCCAAAACAGACGCGGGGAGCAATGCCCCCCGCGCCGTCTCATACCACTGAGAAGATGGAGAAATTCTCAGTAATGAGAAGCTTTTCCACGCGGAGTGCCAGAATGGGCGGACGAAAAAACGCCGCCGCCGGAGGCCCGGGCAGGCTTCTTGCCCTTGGCTGCAGAAGACATGACGGCCTTGCCGCCCTTCTTCATGCAGCTGCCACCCTTCTTGAAACCGTCGGTCTTGTTGTCGGCATCCTTGATCGACGACGCCGGACCCTTATAAGCACCCATTGTAGCCTCCTATTAAGACGGATTAACAGCGAGGCCAGAAGTAGCCGCCGTCGGGGGAGCGTTGTCAACGTACGAATTGGCGAGAGCGCCTGCGTCGCCCCACTTCGTCGCGCCGGCCGCCGTGCAGTTGTTGAACACGAGCGAACCGCCCGCCGAAGCGTTCAGCGAAGCGACCGTGCTGATCGTGGTGGCGGTGCTGTCAACGGCGTTATAGAACAAGCACTGCTGGAACTTGTTCCAGCGATCAATCGCGCCCGCACCCGTGCCAACAATCGCCAGCGCGTTCGCGGACGAGGTAAGAATCGGGAAGTCGCAGTGGATGAACTTGTTTCTCGGCGTCGCGGAAGCGAACTCGAGGTTCGCATTCGCCACCGTGCGGGTGACCGTGTCGAGACCAATAGTGCAGCCAACGAACGTGTTTTCGCCCGCGCCCATGACCTTCAGCGCGCGAGCGCTCGCGCCCTGAGCCGACTGAGTGTCGCCGAATCCGCCAAAATGGACGTTCGAATAGTAGTTGCGACCACCATTCTCGATCCAGCAAATCTGGCTAGCGGAGCCCGTCGAGAAGCCATTGAACACCGAGAAGTTGGCAAAGATACAGCCGGAGGCCGTAACGTTGAACATGTTCCCGTTGTTGCCAAAAGTCGCCGCCGTGTACGTGCCAGTCGGCGGGGCGAAGCGAGCGCGGTTCGACACGCCAGTCGGAGCCGTCACGCCAATGAGGTGCGTGGCGTTCTTCGCCCAAGTAATCGTGCCGGTCGTGGCAGACGGGGTGATGGTCTGCGCCAGAGCAGCCGACATGCGGGCCGTGCCGGAGGTCGAGCCATTACCGATCAAGACGATGACGTCGTTGTTGCCGGCCGTAGCAGCGGCGTAGGCGGCGTAGATCGTCTGGAAAGGGGTCTGCGGCGAGGTGCCGTCATAGGCGTCAGAGCCAGAAGCCGGGTTGACGAACCACCAATTGCCCGTCAGCGGAATGCCATTGATGCCACCGACTACGGGAATGCCGAAGGACGTGATGCCATTCGGAAAATTCGTGAGAGCCATGTTGGCCGCTCCTTTTTAGAGAAGAAAACCGGGGGCCATGCCAGCCCCCGGCTCGTGTATTATCAGGTCGGGAACGATCCGTAGATCGAACGCCAGTTGTAGTAGCCGAAGCTGTAACGCTCGTAGCCCTTGACCAGAAGGTTGTCAGTGACGAAATCGACCTGCATGTCGGTTTCGAACTTGACGCGCTCCATGTAGGAGAGGCCATCGATGTTGGTCAGCAGGAACCACGCGCGGGTCGAAGTCAAGAAGTCGTTCGTCATGAAACCTTCCGGCAGACCGCCGGCAGTCATCATGATCGCATTGACGTCGTTGTTCGCCGTGCCGGGACGGAGCTCCGTCTTGGTGAGGCGAATCGCGGTCGGCTCCAGCTGCGGAGGAACCACGAGACGACGACCACGGGCGAAGACCTTCAGGCCCGCCTGATCCTTGAAGTTCGTGCGGATCGCGATCATCGCGTTCAGCAGCGAGGCTTCATTAAGATCAACATCGACCGTGGGGCGGTTGGCCACCGTGCCGCTGTCGATCGGATGGTCCGTCGCGCAGAGCGCCTTGCCGTCACCACCGATGGACGAATTGTAGGTCGTCGCGGTGTTCAGAACGTTCGCGCCGTAGATTTCCTTGGTCTGCTGGAAAGACTCCATCAGGCCGAGGTTCGACGGCAAGAACTGGCTCTTGTAGAGGTTGTCATCGATCGCCTTGCGGGTGATCGCGTAACCAAGAGCAATTTCGACGTGCTCCTGATTGTAGACGTAACGTTCGCCAGCATTATTGTCGAACGAGGTCTGAGCGCCTTCCGTCTTCAGCTGAGCAAGACCCAAGAAGCGCATTTCCGCAGTGCGCTCGAGCGCCATCTTGGAATCGTGCTTCGTGAAAATCTTGTCGTACTGAGACGGAATCATCTCGTACTTGCCTTCGATCCCCCGGAGACCGGGGAGGAGAAGGTCTTTGATGGCAGAAAGATTAACAGCCATTGTCCCTTACTCCTTAGATCGTGGCCAGCGTCTTGGTGGCGACGTTGTTGAAGGCAACGACCACGCGCGCGTAAGCGCCCCATTCGGTGCCATTGGTGCCGGGCGGATTAGGAGCCAGACCAACAACGCGGAACGGGCCGGTGCTGTCCGAATTAGGAGCCGAGGTGCCCCAGTTCAGATACGCGCCGGAAATGCCGTTGGCGGTGTTGCCAGAACCGATGTTGAAGCCACCGCACGAGCCGACGTCGGCCTGAGCGATGCCGGTCGCGTCCGACCAAACAACCCACTTGGAGTTGGGATCGTTGACGTAGTAGACCTCAACGGTGCCCGTGGCGGCGACGTCGCTGCCCGGCCAATAGTTGGACCACACCGTGCGCTTCTGCGCCACCGAGGTGTACTTGCAGCCGACAAAGATGCCGGCAATGGGAGCAATGCCGGTCGTCGCGCCAGTCGTCGTGGCGACAGTAACGTAACCGGTCGCGCCGTCGAAAACGATAGGGGCGCCAAAATAAATGGCGGAAGCATTGTAAGCGGCAGTGCCGACGACCTGTTCATAGGTCGGAGCAGAGCCAGTGCCGCTAAGCTGCTGGAAGCCGTTGTACGAACCGGGAGCCGTGTTCGCCATGACGGTTTCTCCTTTTTACAGGAGGCTCATCATCGCGCACCGGGGCGATATGTTAGCCGATTAGTTGAAGTCCTCACCACCGAGGGAGGAATAACGTTATAATACCATAGAAGGAACAAGGGGGCAATGTGCCCCCTCTTTTACTTTTCAGGGATCGGCATGGCTTCGTACGATTTGTTGATCTTGGGCCGAGCCTGAGCGTGGTCTCGCGTCATGGTGCCTTCAGGCGTGCCGGCGAGTTGGGCTTCCTTGTGCCTGACCTGCTGGCGGGCGGCCATGTAGTCAGCCCTGCGCCTCTCTTCAACGATTTCAGTCGGGCACTCCATCAAAATCATGCCCTTGCGAAGAATCGTCTCGGAGCTTGAGTCATGGGGCATCATGAACGGGTGGCGAGACGCCGGAACGGGCGTCCAGCCAGCCCTAGCCAACTGAATCTGATATGCCGGGTCTTCCTGACCATACACCGTATGGCGTTTCCACTCATACGTCCAGCCTTCAGGAATGATGTCCATATCGACATAAAAATCATCAGCAGCGTCGATGATTTCGCCATGACCCCTTAGCTCCTTAGCGCGCTGCGCAGCCCGAGCCCTAGAATCGTCTTCTCCCTTGATAACGGGTTTATCAGCCATTTTTATTCTCCATCAGCGATGAAGCTTGCCTTCTTTCTGAAGCGCAAGCATGTTTTTGGCGTATTCAGCTTCAGTCATGCCCATCATCTTGGCCATGTCGGCCTGATCCCGGGTCAACCGGACCACGTTGGGGCGTGTAGAATTCCCTCTGGACACCGGAGCGGCCGGAGGGGGGGCAGAGCGCTTTTGAGCGGGCGCAGAAGCGGCAGACATCGGGCTTTCACTCTGCTTGTTGAAGCCAAGACGGCCTTCGATGAATTCAAAATACTCATCGGAATCAGCTGAAATGCCTTCGTCGATGGCGTCTTCATGCGCTCGAAACATCTTTCGGATGGTCCGTTCGTCACGAATGTTGTCTTTGTTGTCGCGAAGCCATTGAGCGGACCTTGGAGAGGTCCTCGAAGCCATCTGCTCAACCATGTCGGGCGTCGAAGGCGGGACCGGTTCGATCTTGGGAGCTTTCTCATCCTGCTCCATTTGATCTTTAATCGCTTTTTCGCCCTTCTTGAGCTCTTGAAGGCGTCCAGCGTTGATCGCGATGGCTTCTTGGATTTCAGCGACTTTGTCGTAATCGCCGACGCTCATCGCCTCGCGGTAAGCGGTTTTCAGAGCCTCGCCTCGACCCTTTATGGTCTCGATGGCGTTGACAATCATGGTGTAGTTAGCGTCCTTGGCCTCACTCTCGGCCTTCTGAACGCTGATTCTGGCCTCGTGAGCGCGTTTTTCAGCCTCCTCGCGAGCCTTCCGCTCCATCTCGAGACGCTGCTTAAGCTCGTTAATGCCCTCTTCAGGGGTCTTTTCGGCCACTTTGGGCTCAGGAGCCGCCTCAGACTCAATCTCCACTTTGATTTCGTCTTTGTTGGGCTCTTCGATGGCCACTTCGATTTCGTCGGACATGTTTTTCTCCATCACCAAACCC